TACTTTTGTCATGGATGACGGTGATGCCAATGGAGGTAACAACCTAGTAAGATTACGATCATCTGGTGGTCATCAGATTCTAATGGATGATACCGAGCAAATATTGTATATAATGAATGCATCGGGTACTACTTATATTGAAATGAACGCAGCCGGGCATCTTAATGTTTATTCTAGCAATAGTATAAACTTTAGAACCAAAGCTGATTTTAATTTTCATGCCGACGGCAATTTTAATATAGATGTTGCCGGTGCTTTTAAAGTCAATGCCAAAGGTGCTTTGTTAATGCAAAGTGATAGTATTATTGCTAGGGCAAACAAATCTGCTTTAATACACGGTGGATCTGTGCAATTAGGTAGTGATGGCCGTTTAGACTTACACACCACCGGTGGCGGTAGTTTTACTGCCAGCCAAGCCATAATGATTTCGGGAAAAACTATTGGGTTAAACTCGGGTTCAGGACCTCAAGTTCAAAAACCAAGAGATTTACCTTTGCGTAGTTTCGACGACACTGAACGCGACAGCAACGGCAAGTGGCAAGTACAATCCAATAAAATTAGATCCGTGGTCAATATCTTACCAACACATGAACCGTGGACTAGAAAAATAGGAAAATCTAGTTCAGCCAGCAATGCCGGGAGTGTAGATAGAAGCCAAGACGGCGTTGGATTAGATCAGCAAAGTAATGCCGATACATCAAGAGTAGGAAGCACTGTAGCAGACTCAGCAGGTCGCGGTGTGGTCACAAGTTCAAGTGGACAGGTTGTGCTAGACAGTGAAGGAAATCCTGTACTAACAGGTACGAGAGATACTGGTATTGAGCAGGCAGCAACATCAACTATGAAGGCTAATAAATTAGCAAATGCTGCTGACATGGTTCGCTCCGATGCTGCCACTGCTGTAAGCGTTGGTACATTAAATGAATTAGAAGGCAAAGCTCTCAAAACACAAATTGCCAAAACAGAAAGTAACTTCAAATATGGCGTAGAAAACGAGTTTGGGTATTTGGGTAGATATCAATTTGGTGCTGCGGCTCTAGTGGATCGTGGTTTTATTACTCGTGGTGCCTATGAGCAATATGGCGGCAGTAAGGGTGGCAATAACGCTTTAGATGATCCCAAGGCCTGGGCTGGCCCTGAAGCTCTCAAAAACGGTATTCGTAGCAAAGAAGATTTCCTAGCTAATGCATCAGTGCAAGAACAAGTAATGGATGCACATCTCAAAGCAAATTACCAAACTGCTGTCAAAATCGGAGCCATAAAGCCTGGTGATGATAATGCTACCAAAGCTGGCATTTTACAAACTTCGCATCTGTTAGGACCTGCCGGGGCTAAGAAATGGCGCAGCAGCGGGGGCGGCAGTGATGCTTATGGTACTACCGGTACCGATTACTTTAATTATGGTAGTTATGCTATAAATCGACTGGGTAAGGGACCATAAATAATAGACTATGACTTTTTACCGCGGCTTCAGCACTATCAATCGTGCAAGGAAATTTAAATTAACTGACTTTGATTTAGTCAAGCAGGATATTTACAATCATTTCCATATAAGGCGGGGCGAAAAGTTAGGTCGTCCTGATTTTGGTACTATTATATGGGACCTAATTCATGATCCATATACAGCCACAGTGCGTGATGCTGTGACTGATGATATAAAAAAAATTGTAGCATACGATCCTAGAGTAAATGTAGAATCCATACGAATTACAGAAATGCACTATGGTTTGTACATAGAAATTTCTTTAGTGTATAAACCCACTAATCAAACCGATGTTTTGATGCTGCAATTTGAACGGCAGGCTGCTACCATTAATGGTTAACAGCGCATATTATTTGACCTATAAATAATATATTAGAGCACAATAATGGCAATTACATCTCGTCAAACTGGAACTTTAGCAGCTGAAGATTGGAAGAAAGTTTATCAAACTTTCCGTGATGCTGACTTCACCGCCTATGATTTTGAAACTCTGCGTAAAACCATGATAGATTATATCAAGTTAAATTATGCAGAAGACTTTAATGATTTTACTGAAAGTTCAGAGTTTGTTGCCCTAATTGACTTGATTGCTTTCTTAGGGCAAAGTCTTGCGTTCAGAGCAGATTTAAATGCTAGGGAAAACTTTATTGACACTGCTGAGCGCCGTGACAGTATTTTAAAGTTAGCTAGACTAATAAGTTATAACCCAAAGAGAACCATTTCGGCTTCGGGCATGATGAAAATTGACAGTGTAAGCACTACCGAAACCATATATGACAGTGATGGTATTAATCTAAGCAATCAAATAGTGGCCTGGAACGATCCTAGTAACCAAAATTGGTATGAACAATTTGTCACTGTAATCAATGCCATACTGCAAAACCAGCAATCTTTTGGTAGGCCTGCTCACTCGCAGACAATTAATAATATCAGAACAGACGAGTACGGTATTAATTTAGTACAAAATGTTCTGCCTATCTATCGTTTTGACAATGTTGTAAATGGACAAAACATGCAATTTGAAGTAGTCAGTGCCACAAGCGTGGGCAAAAACTATGTATATGAGCGTGACCCTGACATCAATCAACCATTTAATATATTGTTTAGAAATGACAAAAATGGAAATAGTAGCAACAATACCGGATTTTTCTTTTATTTTAAACAAGGCACACTGAATAATTTAGATTTTACTATTGATGAAATGTTGGCTAATAAAATAGTCAATATTGATGTAAACAACATAAACAATAGTGATGTATGGTTATATAGTCTAGATAATTTTAATAGATTAAATGAAAAATGGGAACAAGTACCTGCCACAGCAGGAATTAATGTAATATATAATTCAAGACAAGAACGCAATCTTTACCAAGTCAATAGCAGAGCAAATGATCAAATAGCTTTGGTATTTGGCGACGGTACTTTTAGCAATATTCCGCAAGGTACATTTAGAATATTTTATAGAACCAGTAATGGCTCAACTTACAAAATTACACCCGACGAGCTAACTGGGATAGATGTCAGTTTTGATTATGTCAGCAAGAATAATCGTGTAGAAACTGTGACATTCCGGGCTAGTCTAAGATACACAGTGGCCAATGCCAATGCAAGAGAATCTGCCAACGAAATAAAACAACGAGCTCCTCAACAATATTATACACAAAACCGTATGGTAACCGGGGAAGATTACAACATCTTCCCTTATACTGCTTACGAAAATATTAAAAAAGTCAAAGCTATCAATAGAACAAGTTCGGGACTTAGTAGATATCTTGATATATTAGATACCACAGGCAAATATTCTAGTACAAACACCTTTGGTCAAGACGGTGTGTTGTACGCGGACAAGAGCACTGAAACTATAAATTTCAGTTTTACTAATGATCTCGAAGTAAGAAAATTTATATTCAATCGTCTTATTCCTGATATTATTGACAACAAAGATGTAATGCATCTTTATTATGAAAATCCAAACTATAGATTACTAGAAAGCCCGTGGGTTTATGAAAGAGATTTCATTGATGGGGAATTTTATGAAATCACTGCCACAGGCAATACAGATTTTGTTCAATACGGTAGTTTGAATAATACTGTTGGAACCATCTTTCGCAGTAGTAAAACTGGTAACAGAACAACTGAAGTTTTTGTTAGTAATGTGGGACTAGATACTTTTAGATTATCAGGCGATGTTACTGGTGCCAATCCAAATATTAATGCCAAGGTTGGAGATACTATTATCTTCAATGTAGATTTTGCTAGAGACGCACTACATATAAAATCAACAAATATCAACGGTGTCGCTGGCAATGTCACTGTTGGTAGAGTATTTAACAATGGTGCCAGCACAGGAGAAATACGCTGGGATACCACCGGTGTGCCTGCAGGAACTTATTACTATGTCAGTAGGCAATATGGTGGTAGTTGTTATGATATAAACAATTTTACTGATCAGTACAGGGGCACTTACTCGTTTGATGTTTATCGTTCTAGAGCACAGGCTATTATGACTCTATACACTAGTAATAGCACTTATGTTTTACCTAGTGGTCAGGTTAGATATGGCTTGTTTCAGTACCCGGATCATGGTGGTCTAGCATATTGGACAACTTCTAGTCTGGTACAAAATCAATCGCCCACAAGTCAAGCCTTCTACTCGATATTTTTTGCTGCCGCTGATGCAGTTCCAGGTTTCACACGACATCTTACTGCCAATAAATCATTTGATGCAACCAGTGCTTCAAACTGCGGATTTAGAGATCAACCCAGTAGCTGGGACTCTTCTGGCATGAGTGGAAAAATTATTATTCGCAATTTTGGCAATGGACAAGCCAAGACTGTGTTGAAGTGGCAAGCCGGTAATAATACCAACAATACCAGTACAGGATACTTTAGTTACAATGGCGATCCAGTTGCCATTGGTAATAGCATAACTAATCAATATGCTGCCATGGTTCCGGGCACTATTGTTAAATTTGTTCCTGTTCATGGAATGCATTATGACGGTGCCCTAAATATGATTCCGGGACCAGCAGCTGGTATAAATGACAAAGAAGAAATTTTTGCCAGTGTGCAAAAAATATTTGGTGATGGTACTAATAACGGCGTGGGTAACTTTAGTAATGGCATTGGTCCAGTCACTATAAATTTACCTATTCCCAGCCAGAGCCAAGTCGAAGTCATTGTTCCTGCCTACAAGAATGCCTTGACTGATAGCCTTGTGCAAGACATTTTTACCAGTATACGCAGTTACAATAATTTTGGGCTATATTATAACAGCGTGGCATTAAAGTGGCAAATGATACCACCTGGTGAAATAGTAGGCAATAATTCATGGTTGGTTAGATTTGACTATGACATTACCAATAAAACATATTCGGTGAGATATAAGACTTTGAAGTATGTGTTTCATAGTCCTCAAGAAACTAATTTTTTCTTTAATCCAGATCAACTGGTCTACGATAATACCACTAACACAGTAATTGAAGACAATATCAAGATATTACGCAGTAATGGCATGCCTGATTTTGTCAACCAACCCTTGGTTGATGACTTAGAATGGAAGATATATCGAGACATGCGTCGGTCAGATGGTTATATAGAAAATCGTAGTATCTATTTAACTTACGCAGACACAAATCAAGACAGTATACCGGACATGCCTAATTTGTTTGATCAAGTAGTACTAGGAGGACCATTCCGTACTACCCATCCCGGTATGTTAGCACAGCGTTATGCAGTTACTATAAATTATGAGTTCAAGGCTGCGGTAGGTAGATACCCCACACAAGTCGAGCTGGATAATGCTATTAGTTCAGTTATATCTGGTGAGCTTAGTCTCACTGCGGTTTTGGGTAGGTTCAGTGAATTACCAGAAGCTATATTATTTAGAAATGGTGTAACAACAGCACAAGAGCTTGTATTCTTTGAAAGAACCAACGACGAGTATAACACATATAAATTATTGGATAGAGATAAAGTAATTACCTATTATAATACTCAAGTCAAGCTACGCGAAGATATAAAAATATATCCAGTTGGTCAGTTATTCTATTGCAGGGAAGACAACCAATTTTATCAAATTTTAATAGACAGATTTGGCAAAAAGTTCTTGAGCGACGGTTTAAATTCATCCTTATCTAATACACTACCTAGATATCGTGTCAGTGTAGGACGCCAAAACCTTTACTATCAATATAGACACAATGCAGATACTACTCATAGAATTGACCCCAGTATCAGTAATATTGTAGATCTTTATGTGTTAACAGCCGAATACGATAGTGCTTATAGAATTTGGGTAGCTGATAGCACAGGCAGGATCGCTGAACCTGAAACTCCTACTAATTTAGAATTATCGGCCAGATATACAAATTTGGAAAACTTTAAAAGTGTAAGTGATACACTAGTACTTCATAGTGCAGTGTATAAGCCATTATTCGGTCAAAAAGCCGCTGGAGTATTACAAGCCACATTTAAAGTGGTTAAGAATCCAACTTATAGTATCAGCGATGCAGACATAAAAACCAGCGTGATTTCAGCCATTAATGAATATTTTTTGTTAGAAAACTGGGATTTTGGTGATAGTTTTTATTTTACTGAATTAGCTGCATATCTACATAAAAATCTAAGCCCAACAATTGCTAGTATAGCCATAGTAAGTAAAAATCTTAATACCAGTTTTGGGTCGCTTTACCAAATTAATTCAGAACCATATGAAATTCTAATCAGTGCTGCCACAGTTGACGATGTTGAAATTGTTTCTACAATGACATCGCTTGAGTTCCAGCCGATTTAACATGAGTTAAATACATATTATTGGACGGCATAATGGCAGGTAAAAGGAAAACACTAAACTTTCTCCCCAGCGTATTTCAAACGCAGACAAACGAAAAGTTTCTTGGTGTTACTTTAGATCAACTCATAAGTGAACCAGACCTAAAAAGAGTCAATGGCTACATTGGCAGAAAGTTTTCGCCCACTTTTAATCCCAGTGACAATTATATTGTTGAACCTTCAACTCAAAGACAAAATTATCAATTAGAACCAACTCTGGTTACTAGACAGCCCAACGGCGAAATTAAAAATTTAGCCACCTATAATGATTTAATTAACAAGATTGATTTTTATGGTGGACTGGTATCCGATCCCAATAGACTGTTCGGATCTGAATATTATAATTTTGTTCCTAGAATTGATCTAGACAAATTTGTTAACTTTACTCAATATTATTGGTTGCCTATTGGGCCAGTGCCAATTCAAGTTACAACTAAAAATATAACCACTGCTGCTACCGTAAATCTAGCTAGAGAGTCAATTCTAACCGATGAAGCACCTAAACCAAACATGCCCGATATTGATTTGGTGCGTGGCAGTAGCTATACCCTCAATGTTGGCACTGGTGCGGGTAATATTTGGATTCAGAGTGATACTAACATAACAGGGCGTCGTAGATATGCACCATCGGTGTCCAGCCGAGATGTATTAGGTATATCGCAAAATGGGTCTGACTCTATTACTTTTGCTGTACCTTTAGAAACAGCACAAGATGTAATCCATAACATGCCTGTCATAGACGATGTTCAATATGTCTTATATGAAAAGTTCTCATTTTTAGATAATGTAGTTTGGAATTTTGGCGTTGGCATGACCAACTACATAGATGGACAGCAATTTTATCCTGAAGGCAATCATGTAGTATTTGTTAATTCTAGCACAGATCCCGGTGATTGGTTAGATCGTAATGGCGCAACAGTACCGCTTAACCGCAGAACTGGCCTATGGCGTATGGACATTCGTCCATATCCAGGACAACCGGCAAGAGTTGAATTAAATTATGTAAGAGACATTCCGCAAAATCACAGAATAGTAGCGCGAGCGGGTGACCATATCGGTGCCGAATACTATTTAAATAATTCTAATTTTTATACACAAATAAATGGGCTTACTAGCCAACAAAATTATTTGTATTATATAAATGACGCCACCGGAGATTATGGACGCATTGTTTTACATGATGCAGCTCAATCCGCCGTGAATGTCACACAAATTATAGGATCCACAACTTATACACTACCGTCAGGGCTTGCATTAAGCAATGGCATGCGATTGAGTTTTGATGATGGTGTTAATCCGCCTGAATATAGGAACGGCACTTTTGCTGTTGAAGGGGTCGGTAAATCAATTAGATTAGTTGATGTAAGTAAATTGGTTTCGGTTGAAATTCCTGATTTAGTCTCTACTGTGGCCTTTGAACTGAAAAATTATGACATTGGGGGCTACGATGAAACCAGTATTTCTGGTACTCGTCAGCCTGATTACATAACAATCAATCGTTCAAGCTGTGACTTGAATGCTTGGAGTCGTAACAATTGTTGGTACCACATTGATGTAATTAAACAAAGCCTAAAAGCCAACGGATACTCAGACATAACCGAAAATTTAACAAGAGCCCAAAGACCAATCATTGAATTCGAACCAGATCTGCAATTGTTTAATCACGGTAGAATTGGGCTCTTTGTGGTTGATCAACTGTTTGATAAAAATACTTTACTGAAAACAGCAGCAGATAATATACCATTGACCGACGCTCTAAACCAAATCAATGGTGTTGATCTTCCCAGCTTGCAACAAAAAGGATTAACATTATTAGAAAATCAATTAGTGATATTTGCTGCCGAAACAGCAGTACAAACAAGAAAAAACATCTATCGTGTTCGTTACCAAGATCAACGATTAAGTAATTTATTTGATGGCCAGCTCACAGGCACAATTTCTGTTGCTGCTAATAGCGTTATAGTAAAAGGTACAGGCACTAATTTTGTAACCCAACTATATCCCGGCAGCTTAATTTACACCGCTGAAGGTGCTTATATTGGTACAGTGGCAAAAGTCAATAGTGCTACTGAGCTTACTTTAGACGGTCAAGTTGGATTTGCTATCACAGCTATTTCGGCATACCATAACAAAGCTAGAATTGAGTTGGCTGTTGAAACACAAGCACAAACTCATAACCATATTGCGGTTAGAAGTGGTGCTAATCGTGGTAAAAATTATTATCTCACAGCAGATACAGAATGGCAAGTTGCTCAAGCCAAGACTGGATTAAATCAAGATCCTTTATTTGATATAATTACTGCGGATGACAGAAGTATAAGTCAAGCATATGCTGAAAGTAGTTTTACTGGTACAAGATTATTCGCTTACAAAAAATCTACTACAAGTACCGATGATCCTATTATAGGATTTCCTTTATCATATCGTGGTATAGGTAATTTTGTAGGCGACATAATTTTTGACAATGCCTATAATACAGATGTGTTTTATTATAGAGAAGACGATGCTTCTGTAGATAGAGTGCAGCAACAAGTGTCTATAGGTTATATAAGAAGAATAACCAGTTTAAGTGGATATACCATATTAAACACATTTGAACCAGTCAGTGAATTCAGCAAACAATACCAACACATATCCAGTGAATATGATGGGCTTACTAATTATTTCGAAATTGGTGCAGTTCCGCTGCCGGATCGTACAGTCAGCAGTGAACCAAATTTAAAAGTTTTTGTTAATAATAAATTACTAAGATTAAGATTTGGCACTGAATATAGTGTTCAATTAGTTGGAAATAGGCCTACAGTAAAAATAGATTATACATTGCTCAATGTTGGCGATAAGATTGATATCTTATTCTATAGTGATGGTGTAAGTGATTATGGTTATTACTCTATACCAAATAACTTAGAGTATAATCCAGAAAATATCACTGTAACCGATATAAGTCTTGGGCAAATGCGTAATCATTTGCAAAGAATTGGTGAAAATAATCGTAGAATTCGTGGCGACATATTAGGTAATAGTAATTTAAGAGACATTAATGTAGACGACACTAGCGGTACCATATTGCAACATGCAACACCTTTGATGTCGGCCATGGCATTCTTGACCGATGAGCAAGTTAATTTCATGGATGGCATAGAATCAGCTCGCCGGGACTATGTTAGATTTAAAAATAGGTTTTTAGAAACCGCTGTACAATATGTAAATAGAGATATCTCTCAAGTATCTGCCATAGTAGATGAAATTCTTGCTACATTAACTTTTGGCAAGAATGAAACATTCCCTTGGTATTATAGTGACATGGTACCTTTTGGTAAAAGCCAATTGGTTATAGGCACATTCAAAGTCACTAACAATTTCCAAAGAATATTCAATCTCAGCACAGTACAAGCCGAACAACCTAGCCATCAAGCAGTTGTGGTTTATGTCAATGGTCGTCAATTAGTCAAATGGGATGATTATCTAGTTAGATCTACATACATTGAAATCTTGAGTTCGGTGCAAATGAACCAGGATGACATTGTAGAACTATATGAATACACAAATACTTTAGGATCTTATATTCCAGAAACACCTACTAAGTTAGGAATGTATCCAAGATTCAGACCCGATAGAGTAGTTGATATATATTCAACAGATCTCAAAACATTTATACAAGGGCATGATGGTAGTCAAACTCCGGCCTTTAATGACCTGCGTGATGATATTTTACTTGAATTAGAAATAAGAATCTATAACAATATTAAGATTGATTATAGACAAGTGCCTTTAGACATAAATGCGTTCATACCAGGAAGATACAGAACTACTGCATACACAAGGTCAGAGTTTGATTCGGTTCTGAATATTGAGTTTTTGAAATATGTTGGTAACAATAATGTAAACTTCACTACTAACTCGGTTTTTCAATCAAACAATGAATTTACATGGAATTATAATTCTGCAACTGATTATGCAGGAAGAGCTGTTCCTGGTTATTGGCGAAAAATTTATAGATACTTCTTCGACACAGATAGGCCCGATTTAACACCGTGGGAAATGTTAGGATATGCAAATAAACCAACATGGTGGGATAATTATTACGCATGGAACGAATTAAACAAGCGCCATAATCTTATTCAAGCTATTAAGTTAGGTAAAACATTACCTCCTGGCAGTCCACAGTATAATACAGTAACTAATCCTGCCTATGCTAGACCCGACATTGAGCAAATTGTACCTGTGGATACTAGAAATGTACTATTATCGCCACAGCGTTGTTTGATTAAAACTTTTAACAGTGGCAATTTATCTGCCACATTTATTGCCAGTGACGGTAGTCCGGCGGAAACTGCATGGCAAAAAAGTTCAGAATATGCATTTGCATTAATGAAAACCATAGCCCTATTAAGGCCGGTTGATTTCTTTGGTATTTGTTTAGACACAAACAACATAAGAAGACGCCAGGTAAATGGGCGTTCGCAACTACTTAATAGATCAAATAACCGTCGTGTTGTATTAAAAGAAGTCAACTTAAATGGTCAAATAGTCAACTCACAACCACTGGCTGTTGCCAGTTATGTCAACTGGATACACGGATATCTTGTTGGGCTAGGATTACCGGCTATTGAGACTATATCTGAGCTATTACAGAATACCCAGCTTAATCTTACCTATAGGGTTTCGGGATTTACTGATAAAAAATATTTAGAGGTAATTGCTGATCAGTTCAGTTTAAGCAGTACCAGCCAGTCTATTGTAGTTCCAAATGAAAGCTACGATATATATTTGAATAAAAACATTCCTGTACAAACTGCTGTTTATAGTGCAGTTATAATTGAGCCTAGTGCAAATGGATGGACTGTTGCCGGTTATGATCAAAAATTTCCTTATTTTGTAATAATTCCTAGTCAAACTAATGGACAAAGTTACTCACTGCGAGTGCTTGATGTTGAACTTAAAATATTTGCAGATTTCAAACAGGAAAAAATTAGAGTACCTTATGGATTCGAGTTTAGAACTCGCCAACAGGTAGCAGATTTCTTAATTAGTTATCAGCGTTATCTTTTAGCGCAAGGATTCTTATTTGATCAATATGACCCTAATCTAGAAGGTGTCCGTGATTGGAGTTTGAGCATAAAAGAATTTGTCACATGGAGCAGACAAGGATGGCGTACCGGTAATATTCTTGTGTTAAGTCCATTGGCAGACAAGTTGGTAATTTATAACGAATCTGCTGTGGTTGATACTGTAGATAATGCTGTTTACGGTAGTCAATTAATAGGCACTAATTTTAATGTAATTAAGAATAGCGAATTCACTATTATTCGCAGTGATCAGCGTACCACAATTTCTACATTGTCTGGACAAACTATTGCCTTTGCAAGATTACACTTAGTAGAATTTGAGCACATTATTGTATTTCAAAATACTACCATTTTTAATGATGTCATCTACAAACCCGAAGTCGGTGATAGACAGTTTAGAATGAAGTTGATTGGCAGTGTCACAGCCAATTGGAATGGTGACCTTGCACCGCCGGGATTCGTGTATATGACCGGGCAAGTTGACGAATGGAAGATCAATACCGATTATAGACGCGGTGAAATTGTTAATTACAAAAATCGTAATTTTAGTGCATTGCAAGATATAGAAGGCACAGAAGTTTTTAATCCAAATTATTGGACGCTGTTAGACACAGTATTTAAATCAGGTCTAGCACCAAACTTTAGTCATAACGCAGCCAAGTTCCGAGACATATATGACATAGATTCGCCTCCCTTAGATGAACAAGTAAGTACGCTCAGTGCCGGTTTGATTGGGTACAAACCACGAGATTATCTAGATAATCTCGGTATGAATAAGATAACGCAGTTAAAATTTTATCAAGGATATATCAAAGAAAAAGGTACACGCAATGCGATTACTGCAATAAGTCGTGGATATTTCGATAATATCAAAGATGAAATCGAGATATTTGAAGAATGGGGAGCTCGTGTTGGTGAATACGGTGCCATTGATTCAAATCCCAGTCTTAGTTTTGTTATAAAAGATAGTGAGTACGATAACAATCCTTTATTATATAAATTTACTCCTTCTGGGTTATCTGCCACCGAAACAAATTTTGTAAAAATTGGCAAAGAAGACCTAGTTACTGCCACAGAAGAAACAACTACCAAGATTTTCCTAAACAGACCTGACGCAGAAACAGTGGATAGACTGTGGCGTATAGAAATGTTTGGTGATAGTGTCATGTGCGGTAAAGATATTCTCACAGACGAATACAGTGTCACAGTAAACAAAAGATATGAATACCGAGCAGAGATAGCTGCCTATTCCGGATACAGCGTGGTAGTAATAGATCCAGGTAGTAACGAAATCGCTGCATCATTACAAAACTTACAAAACTTTGAGATTAGATTAACTACAGCACAATCATCTGAAACAATATTTGTCACACTCGAACCTGTCAGTGCCGGGGATGTTCCTTTTCAAACATCCTATTCAACTAACGCACAAAAAGTAAGTAATCTTGTGCCAGGCCAGCCTTTCTTGTTAAATGTTAATTCTATACAACCACAAGATCCGCTGTTTGTAACATTAGAGCCGGTGTTTGGTGCCGATCAACCTGAAACCAAAACCGGAGGCGGTGCATTGTTCCCTGCTAGTCGTGTGTCGGGTGGCGATGAAATTACTATCGCTGTAACTAGTGTGGTATCTACTGAGCAACTATATTATAGTTTTGAAAATGTTGAGTTTGAAGAAAAACCACTTACTGTGACCAAAGGTTTAAGGGAGCGAAGCACAGATCAACCGGTTTGTTTATTAGATAAAATCACAGGCAGAGTCGAAGCACCACCAGATTTCCTATTGTATAATTTTTTAGATCAAGATTTTGATATCACAGTGACTACCCGCAGTGTAGAAGGAACATCAAGCGGCGACTTACTGGCAGGGATAGATGGCGTCAATTCTGTTTGGCCTGGAGATTTAGACAGTGATATAATTGTTATCAACCATGGATTAACGGATGCACGACGCGGAGTTCCTGTTGCCACATACCAAAATAATCTGCGTGAACTTCGCCGTAGATTAGACAAGCGTATAGTTGTGGTATGGCAAACTCCTGCTCCAGTTGATACTACAAATCCTAATACAGAATTTTTAGGTGGCACAAATGATTTAACTCCATATGCCAATGCCATGCGGCAAGTGGCTTGGGAATTTGGTGATTATATTGCTGATATAGCTCAAGATAATGAATACTATAATTATATTGCAGCCGACGGCATTCATCCTACTCAACAAGGATATCGTAGAATTGTTGAAAGAATACTAGGACCAACTGTGCGCCGTGCCATATATGATCGTCAAGGTTCGTTGCGTACACGATATGAAGATGATTTAGTAACCGCTGGTTATGTACAAGATAGTGAAGTCAATACTAAGATATTTGATATAACTAGTTTGATTGGGGCCGGCACCACAACAACTTTATTAGAGCTTGCAACCGGGTACAAAATATGGGTAGCTAAAGATTTCAATTCCGAATGGCAAGTTTATAGAGCTTTTGAATGTGATGTCACAGTAACCGGTGCTAGGCTTGATCTTGATAACAAAACAGTATTGACACTAAGCCAAACTATAGATATTAGGTCAGGTGATTTTATTGCAGTAAGGAATTTAGACTATCCGTTTGACGGGCTTTATCAAGTATTTGTGGTAGACGGACTAGACATAACAGTATTACGACAAGAAGTTAGTGACACTGCTGTTGATACTGTCACCGATGAGGCCGGGCAACTATTTTATTTTCAGCCCATGCGTTTTCGCGATCAGGCTCAGTTTGATGCCAGCAGACCCAGATTTGGATGGCAAGCTCGGAATCTCACTGTGTTATCTGGTGAGATAGAGTCACCGGATTATATCTATATAGACCAAGTTGCTAACGGTAAGTGGGCAGTATATGGTGTAGATATCATAGATATAAATTACGAAAATCAAGTAGAGATTACTGATTTTACCAGCAATGTTTATAGTGTTTTGGGTGTGGACTGTAATAAAATTGATACCATAGTTCGTTCTATTGATCTTGGTGGGCAAATTCAATTTTGTTTGACTAGCCTTGATGAAATAGAAACTTTATACTACACTATAGAAGTTCCTACAGTACTAGAAGAAATTCAAGGATTTACACCAACATTTGGCCAAATTACTGGAAAACGAGAAACAGTTATTCCAATAACTAACATAAAATATTCCTATCGTGTGTTACGACAACAGGAAAAGATTGTTGATATTACAAGCATCAACAATTTATATTTGTACTCAAACAAATCAAAACGAATTTACACTGGTTTAGACTACTATGATCCTGCCAAAGGCAAAATTCTAGCAACTGCAAGACAAGATCTAGATTTTATAACTTCGGTAGATCCAGCCAGTTATAGAAATAATTTGGTTACTAGTGAATACGACACCACACCTGAATATTATTGGGGTCCAGATCAAGTAGGAACATATTGGTGGAATACTGATAAAAGTAGATTTATTGATTACGAACATGGTACTCTAGATGATCGTGCCAAGCATTGGGGTGAATTATTTCCTGGCAGTGAAATCGAAATATATGAGTGGATAGCGTCTGATTATCCACCAAGTGCTTATGTGGACAACAATTTGCCAGGAACGCCGTTGTATCCCGACGATGAATTCTACACTGATACAGTATATGTTGACTCTGAAACTAATACATTTGTAAACAAATACTTCTTTTGGGTAAGAAATTCAAATGTCAAAACTAATCCTAAAAAGACAAATAGTCCAGCTGCTATACAAGCATTGATAGCAGAACCAAAGCAACAAAACATACCATTTTTGATTGCTCTACGCGATGATGCTGTGGGTTTATATAATGTAACCGAATATCTAGATAACGATGATACTATTGCTTATATCAGTAGCAAAAGAGTACTTAACGAAAACATTATCCATACTGATTTCAAACTGTTGCAAGAGAGTGATACTCTCAATGCAGTGCCGCCTAGGATTGAGAATAAGTTAGTTGACAGTATTGTAGGAGCCGATGTTGCCGGTAATTTGGTTCCGGATCCGGCCTTACCTAAAATAAGCAAAATTGGATTAGGTATCAAGCCTAGACAAAGTCTTGTAGAAAACTATTTAGATGCTAGAAAAAATGTAATAAGATATGTGAATTCAGTGTTGATACAACATCCTGTGGCATTGAGGATAGCAGATAAGGCTAATATTCTCAGTGATAATTTCTTTGCAGCAGAAGAATTGCCCCCAGCGTCTAGTTACGATCAAGCAGTTGACACATATAACCAAATGTTCGCGGTCAACCCCAGTGCCGCTAGTTTGCGTGTTTTGGTTAGAAAGGATGTAAATTTTAGTAATTATTGGACCGTATATCAACGAATTTTACCCGCAGGGCAGGCTGCTGTAATTGATAATTATCAAACAAGATTACTTAGAAAACAAGGATTTGATGTAACTAAGTACTGGTCATATCGAGATTGGTACGAAACCGGTTATTCAGATCAAACAACAAGAACATATACAGTAGAAGCATATAAAGATCTTTATTTGCTAAATCTAGCAGTTGGCGACATTGTTTATGTAAAAAACAATCAATTTAAAAATGTTGCTGCTGGTAATATTGTTACTGGACGCCAAGAACAGACTGGTAAATTTGAACTATATAAAATTACTCAAGTAAACAATGGTAAGTTTTTAGCAAAGCTAGTGGGCTTAGGCGGCGGAACCATACAAATTTTAGAAAACTTGTATCAACCTCGTGGTTATGCTGCGGGCGAACTTGATGTTGATTTGTACGATTCAACATCATTTAACGAAATGCGTTATATATTGTTGGGGTTAAAACAAGATATCTTTATTGGTAATCTCAACAAAGAATGGCCGAAATTGATGTTTATGATGGTTGAGTATGTACTCAGTAAACAAAAGTACATTGATTGGTTCTTTAAGACAAGTTTTGTTACTGTCAAACAGTCAAGTCCTAGTTTAGTTCAGTATCCAACCATAGTAAAAAATCGTGACCAGAATATTCAAAAATATATTGAAGAAGTCAAACCATACAAAACAAAAATTAGAGAATTTTTAGGAAAACATACAGGTCGTGACGACTATGTTATGGGTGTCACTGACTTTGATTTGCCTGCCTATTACGATAAGAATTTACAGCGTTTTAGAAGTCCCAATGGCGAAGAGCCCGAATTAGATATAATGCTGTATCAACAACCTGAATATAGAGATTGGGTAAACAATTATAGATACGCAATTGACACGGTAACAATCGCTAGCCCTGGCGCCGGCTTTATTGATATTCCTGAAATTGAAATTTACAGGACAGACAACAACCAAGGCAGACAAGCCAATGTCAGTGTACAATTGGATCGAACTGTTAATGGTATCAGCAAAGTTTATGTTGATGATCCTGGAACAAACTATACAGAAACTCCCGAGCTGCGTATAATTGGTGATACTGCTACATATCTTACCAAAGATCGAGCACATCTATTTACTGCGGTATCTATGGGTTATAGTGCAGTATACAGCCCTACCACATTTACTGCCAGTCTGCAAACAAAGAGATTTTTCGGTCTTTACGCCCAAGACAGTAAAAACAATCTTGTAAACAACTATGACACTAGTTTACTCAAAGTTGATGCTTGGGCTGTGGGAGCCGGTGATGCTCCTAATTATGGTCAAAATGGCTCGCTCAGTGAAAACCAAAGAGTCATAGCCATAGATCCTTGGAGTCAAAATAGTGTGGCCTGGGAAGCAAGGCCTACTGGTACCAGTAACGAAGATGGCGGATGGAATACTGCGTATTTCACAATCAATCCAAATAAATTGTACAGGTCGGCAGTATGGATGCGACGCACTAGCGCCACATCGTCGGGCACTCTATATCATGGATTACACACAAACGGAACAGGTGATGTCTTAGATGTTGCCACAGGCTTACCGCAAACTGATCCTTATTGGAATCAAAGAACATCTTCTACATATACTCAAGATGAATGGTATCTTCATATAGGATATGTATTCCCTGCCAGTTATTCGGGCACCAGTGCTCATCCTGATTCTGGTATTTACAATCGTAGTGGACAAAAAGTTTTAGCTAATTCTGGTAATATTACAGACGCTAAATTTCCTACCAATGCTACTGCGGCCATGCAAAGAGTGTATTTAAATAACTCAAGTAATATGACTGAGCGTGCTCAGTTCATGTATCCACGCTGGGATATTTGTGACGGTCGCGAACCTTCAGTTGAAGAACTGCTGCGTTATGGTCCTTACATGTCGGTACAAACCACAACAGTGCGTCGTGGGTATACTTTACATAGAATAAGGCGTTCAGATGGCATAGTTGCATTTAGTCAAACCTATGATGTCTATGCCAGTGCAGCCGGACAATCAGTACCAGGCAGTCGTGAATTAGCTCGTGATTTAAATGATACAACAAGTGATTATGTAGTAGTCGTACAAGTATATGACGAAGGTAGTATAGGTCGTTTACAAAACAACTTGCCCGACGCTATGTATCGATGCGGTGCTAGTCGTGAAGTTTTTGGTAGCAATTTAGATTTTAGATTTAGAAGTGCTTATATACTAGTTGGTATTCCTGGATGCGGTCACGCTCGTGGAATAGAAAATTATTCAGGGCCATTCAATAATAGTCCAGCTGCCTATTGTTCTATCAGTTTCAAAATAGAACAAGGTCATTTGGCTGCGCTCAAACTAGATCCAGTCAATTACGGCTTTGCTAATGCTTTCCAACTTCCAACAATAGCAAGCATTGGACAAAGCTACACATACGGTGACCGTGTTTATACATACAATGGAAACTTTTGGGTCAATAACAAAATAGTGGCTACTACTGTACCAACTACTCGTAGTCTAGCGCCTGCTAAATTGGTGCCACAATTAGTCAATCGTACTATAAGAAAAGCTGCCACAACAATCAAGTTTGATCGTGTTCAATTCGGAAGTCAAGTACAGAATTGGCAGCCCAATCGTAGTTATTCAACTGATACTATAATAAGTTATAACAACACAGCCTATCGTGCATTAAGAACTATTCCCGCTAATGCAAATTTTGATTTTGCAAATGTAAGAGAGGTTGGTACTGAAAGTAATTTTGTATCTACTAGGTACTATCGTAATGCATTTTTTGATAATGCTAACGATAGGATTATTGCCTACTATGAACCTGCTGAATCTAATAATTTTGTTATAAAAGAACTAGAAAGATTAGTTCCTGGTATTAATAATCTTTA